ATTGATGGTCAAGCGTTAAAACCCTCCATTTTAGGCGTTTTTCCTCAAGGCTGTCTGCTTGCCGCTTGCGGTAGCGGTAGACTTTGTAGCAACCTCTGTAGCTACCGAGCCGGTCTGGGCAAAAATCGCATTGTCCATAATGCCTCCCGTGCGTTGTGGCCGACCTGCCAGCTTGTGGGCATAGACCTGAATCGTGATCGCCGGGCTGGCGTGCCCCAGCGCTTCCGCCACCTCCGTGATGGGCACCCCTTGGTCAATCAGCACGCTGGCAAAGGCGTGGCGCAGGTGATGGGGGGTGAGACGCTTCATACCCGCCGCATCTCTCGCCTCACTCAGCGTTGCCCGCAGCAGTCCCGAGAGGCACGGCTTGGCGCGTGCGCTCAGGGTGATGAGATTCTTCCATTGCGGCTCTGGCTCATAGCCCGGCTCGATGAAGCGCCCTGCCTCGCGATGTGCCACCAGCGCCTCCGTGACGAAGTGGGGAACCTGGAGCGTGCGACGGCTGGCGCGACTCTTGAGGGGGGCAAAGACGGGCGGACCAGCACCCACGAAGCTGAGTTGCCGCTCGACGCGCAAAAGCCCCTGCGTTTCGTCCCAGTCACTCCAGCAAAGGCCGAGGCACTCAGAGATGCGCAGTCCACAGCCCAGCAGGATCGCAATGGTGGCTCCGTAGCGGGTGCCCTGGGCAGACTCCAGGATCGCACGCATCTGAGGCAGAGAGATCTCCTCGGGCCGCGACGTCTCACGGCGACGAGGCTCCAAGAGCGCCACCGGGTTGCGAGTCAACCACTCCCAGCGCACGGCCATCTCACAAGCACCACTAAAATACTCCCGCGCCAGCTCGGCAGACCTTCCTGCCTTCATAGAGCGATACCAGCGTGCAACCGTGGCGGGGTCAAGCTCGCTGAGGCGCAGGGCTCCAATGGCCGAGACCACATGGATGCGCAGATGCTGCTCGGCGTTGCGCTTTGTGGCCTCCGACCAAGAGTTGTCTTTTTGGTTCAGGTACTCCTGGCAAAGCGCCTCCACGGTGATGTCCCGGCGCGTGGGAGACTGACCGGCTACCTGCTCTTGCTGGAGCTGCTGGAGCTTCTCCGCCGCTTCTTTGCGGGTCTGCCCATAGGCCACGCGGCGACGCGGCTTTCCTGTGGCAGGATCACGTCCCAGCGAGATCGCTGCCACCCACATCCCATCGCCACGCTGATAAATACTGCCTTCGCCCTGGCCTCGTTTTCTCGCCATTGTGCTTTTCCTTTGGAGGTTTCCCGTGTCCTACATTGAGTCTCACCAAGAGCTCGGTCGTCACCCTAAGACCAAGAGGCTTGCCCGTTTGCTTTCCGTCTCTCTGCCCTGCGTCGTGGGTCATCTCCAGTTCCTTTGGTGGTGGGCCATGGACTATGCCCAAGACGGCGACCTGACCAAGTTCGACGCCTACGACATTGCCGACGCCGCTGGCTGGGAAGGCGACGCGCAGGCATTTTTAGACGCGCTCATTGCCTGCGGAATAGGCGAGGGCGCAGGCTTTGTTGAGCGCGACGAATACGGCACGACCTGGCTCCACGACTGGCAAGACTACGGCGGCAAGCTCTTTGCCGAGCGCAAGAAAAACGCTGAGAAACAGTCACGTTACCGAGAGTCTAAAGCTACTCCCCCCTCTGAAACTATACCCCAAGAGTCACGTAACCGTAACGTAACCGTAACGTCACCAGTGACCCTTAAGGAGAGGAGAGGAGAGAAGAGTATATCTTCTCCCCCTACCCCCACAGAACCCCAAACGCCCAAGGAGACGACGGAGAAGGCGTTCTCTTTGCAAGACCCCTTGCCGCTTCACGTTCAGAACTTCCTCACGGAAAGCTGCCCGGACTTTTACGAAGCCCACTTGCGTTTGGCGCTTGTGGGACGCTCGCCAAACGGACTTGCCAGCTACGCTCTCGAAATCCTTCGAGGCTGGAAGCGTGGCATAAACGCGCCCCAGGCTCCGCTCCCCGATGTGCCCCTTCATGCCGCGCCGCCGGAGACGCCACTGCCGCCCGGCGCTCGGATACTCTCGCTGGCTGAAGTTCGTGCCAAGCGCATTGCCCAAGAAGCCACTCACGCTGCCCTAGGAGGCTCCCATGCTACCCAGTGACATTGCCGCCGAGCAGAGCGTGCTGGGCTCTATGCTGCTCTCGCCCTGGTCTGCCGAGCAAGTCCTTCCGCTGCTCACTCCCAGCGATCTGTACCGCCTGGAGCACCAGCGAATCTTCCGCGCCATCCAAGCCGTGGCCGAGCGTGGCGAGGGCATTGACATGGTGACGGTGCGCTCTGAGCTGCTCCGGGAGGGAGGCGAGCAAGACCCCGCGATTCTCTACCTGCATGACCTGGTGAACGCCAGTGTGGGTCGTGGCAACGTGGTGAGCCAAGCGCAGATCATCCTGGAGCACGCTACCCGCCGCCGCCTCGCCAATGCCGCCCATGCCATCGCGGGCCATGCTCAAAACCTGGAGCTTCCACTGGGCGAGCTCGTCAGTAGCTCCGAGAGCCTTCTTCTGGATGCCACGCTCCAGAACCGAAGCGGCGACAGCTACACCCCCGCCTCTGCGCTCCTCGACGAGGTTCTCGCCGACATGGAAGCGCGGAGCCACCAGACCGGACTGCCAGGAATCTCCTGCGGTCTGTCTGCCTGGGACAATCTCACCCAGGGCATGGAGCGCGGGGGGCTCTACGTCTTTGCGGGACGCCCTGCCATGGGCAAGACCGGCGCGGCCATCACCATTGCCGCCGCCGCGTGTCGCAGGGGTTTGCGCGTGGCGTTCTTCTCGCTGGAGATGCCCAAGAAGCGCCTGGTAGAGCGCTTGCTGGCAGGGGAGGGAGGCATCTCACTGCGCAACATCCGCAGTGGTCAACTGACCCCCGATGAGGCCAAGGCACTGCCCGCTGCCCGCCATGCCCTGAGCCGCTTCAAGCTCGTGATCGACGACACCAGCGCCCTCTCACTGCCCCAGATCGTGAGTCGTTGCCGTCGCATCCGTGCAGACCTCGGAGGGCTGGACATGGTCTTCGTGGACTACATCGGCATCATGCGCCCCGACTCACAGCGCAAGGCAGGCACCCGCGCTGAGGAGGTGAGCCTGATTGCCAACGGACTCAAAGCCGCCGCTAAGCAGCTCGATGTGCCCATTGTGGCACTTGCCCAGATCAACCGAGGCGTCGAGGGCAGGGAGATCAAGAAGCCCATGCTCTCAGACCTCAAGGAGTCGGGCGGCATCGAGGAAGCCGCCGATGTCGTGACTGGGCTCTATCGTCCGTGCTACTACCAGCCCCAAGAGGCACAGGCACACGGAGACGCCGAGCCTGCGGAGTGGATTGTGCTCAAGTGCCGGGACGGAGAGACCGGCACCGCAAAAGTGGCGTTCTACGGGGCGACCACACGCTTTGATGACATGGAGGTTAGCTATGATTTTGAAGGAGGTTAGCTGTGATTTTGAATCCTGATCTTTTGGTGGGACTGCCGTTTCCGGTGGCGCGTGAGCAAGACGACGCAAAGCGCCTTTTTGCCGAGTACGCCATCCTGGGTGGGATGCTCAAGGCAGATGAGCGATTCATCCGCTCCGGGGCAAACGTGGACTGGACGCACCCCATGAGCGAGGCCATTGCCCGTGCCTGCGTCGAGGCATGGGAGCGCCACGGAGCCGAGACGCAGGAGGGCTGGCAATGTGCGGCGAGTGCCTACCTGTCCCGGTATGTGGGCAGGAGTCCGCTCTGTGACCCCCAGATGGAAGCGTGGCAACAGTACCTCATGGGTATCCACGAGATGCAGTTCGGGCAGGAGGCAGTGTGAGCCTCTCCCCGCTGGCACAGGCGTACCTGCTCTGGAGAGAGCGCTCTGCCCCTCGCTGGCAGGCGCTCCTCGGAGACGACGCAGGCGACCTTCTCACGGAGGTGTGGCTGCGACTGGCGCGGGTGGAGGAGACCTACCAGCACACCAGTGAGCCCGCCACCATGCGCTACATCGAGACCGTGGCAGACTACTGCCTCCGTGACCGACGCAGGGCGCAGGGCAGGCGCTCCGAGCTGATGAACACCGCACTGGAACTCGGAGCACGAGGGCTACGGCCACAGGGTGAAGAGAAGCTGAGTGCGGGGGCGGATGTCGGTGAGCTGATTGACTCATCCGGCCTCACCAGGCAGCAGAGAATCGTGATTGTGGGACTATGGCGCGGGGTGGATCGTGAGACCCTCGCCGAGCAACTGGAGGTGACGATGGAGACCGTGAGAGAGTATGAGCGGGCGGGCATTGCCCGGATGAGGGAAAAGGCCAAGGAGATGGGGAAGTGAACGACTACAGTTTGCTGGAATGTCGGCGAACCGAGGCGGGGCTAGAGGTGCGCTACGACAGGCGGGGCGAGGATAAGATCGTCGTCACTGCCGAGGTGATGCGCGACCCTTCGTTTTGCGTGGCGCTCCCCTCACTGGCTGAGAACTGGGGGCTAGAGCGGATTGACGAGCCTACCCCATGGCCAGGTGACACGGTGTACCGGGTGACAAAGCCGGGAGCTAAGACGATGACGATTGTGAGGTACTGAGGTGAGGAAATCCCATGACAGATGATGAAGAGTGGGAATCCCATGATAGTCGCTTATGTGGTGCGGCCAATAGAGCGGGTCTGCCTTGTAAACGCCCCGCAGGATGGGGAACTGATCACTCAGGAACAGGCAGATGCAAACTTCATGGCGGATTAGCAGGTAGACCAATCGAAACAGGCAAGTACAGCCGTTACGGAATCATCAAGAGCGAAGAGGCGAGGAAATACCGCAACCACTTCGAGGCCGACCCTGACCCCACGAACCTTTTGCCTGATGTTCTGGAGCTCCGGGTACGGATCGCGGATTTCTGCGACCGCTACGATGCCTACACCGAGGCGCTCTTGGCATGGCATGGGAGCTACACAATCGAGTGGGCTAAAGCGTCTCAGGATTGGCAGAAGGAGTACGCCGACTGGCACGCGACCTACTCGGAGCGCTTAGAGCGAGTCAGGGAGCTTCGCAAGAATGACCACCTAGAGCTAGATGACCCGCCTATGCCTCCCGACCCTGGCGACATGCTCGCCAAGCCGCGAAAGGTCGTGGACATCCTTCAGGCGGGGCAATTCCTTGGCATGGTGGGCAGCCTCATTGAGAAAATCCAAAAGCGTGAGGAAGAGCGGGGAATCACGCTCCTGGAGCTAAACAGCATCCTTGAGCGCCACGGCGTGGAATTGATTTCTGCGCTGAATGAATCTGTGGAAGATAATGAGCTGCGAACCAAAATTCTCTCTAAAGTCGCTGATCGGTGGGACGCAATCCCCGTCGCAAGAACCACCAAGCCCAAGCGATAACCCCGGTGCTTCAGCGATTCGTAACGCGCTGCAAGATACCCAAAAAGAAAAGTGGAAGTATATAAACTTCCTGCGCCGCACCCTGCCCTCTGGCTGGACTGCGGAGGCTGACCACATTCGCCTGATCGCCGAGCACCTCGATAAAGTGCGTCGGGGGGAGATAGACCGGCTCGCCATCCACATGCCCCCGCGCCACGGTAAGAGCGAGACCGTGACCTATCGCTTCCCGGTATGTTGGCTGGAGGAGCACCCCAGCGACAACGTGCTCATCACGGGCTACAACCAGCGCTTTGCCAATAAGTTCGGGCGCAGGACTCGCAACCTCGCCGCAGATCTTGGCATCGTCAGTGGCGACAAGGCCGCGATGGATGAGTGGGAAACCAGTGCGGGGGGGCTCCTCATGGCCCGTGGCGTCGGCTCTCCTCCAACTGGGACGGGCTTCAACGGCATATTGATCGACGACCCCGTGCGCCGTCGCCAAGACGCCGAGAGCGAGACCGTGCGCGAGTCTACCGAGGACTGGTACTCTTCCGACCTCTACCAGCGCCTAGAGCCGGGCGGGTGGATCGTGCTCATCATGACCCTCTGGCATCCGGAAGACCTAGGACACTACGCCGTGGCCTCCGAGCCGGACAGGTGGACCGTGCTCAAGCTCCCCGCCTTTGCCCTTGAAGACGATCCCCTGGGACGTGAGCCAGGGGCGGCACTCTGGCCGGAGCGCTTCGATGTGGCGGCACTCCAGCGGAAGCGGCAGGTGGAGGGTGAGTACAGCTTCGAGGCCACCCACCAGCAGAACCCCACGCCACGCGAGGGCACGATCTTCAAGGTTGGGCAGCTCGGCTTTGTGGACACGGTGCCTGCTGGCCTCAAGACGGTGCGCAAGTGGGATGTTGCCGCCACGCAGGACGATGGCGACTGGAGTGCCGGGGCAAAGCTCTCTGGGCCAGACGCAGACGGTATCATCTACGTGGAGCACATCGAGCGAGGGCAGTGGGAGAGCTCGACTCGCAACCGGCACATGAGGCTCACCGCCGAGACAGACACGCGCCGGGTGAAGATCATCGTGCCCGAAGACCCCGGAAGCGCAGGCAAAGACAGTGCCCGCGCCTTCGTCTCACTTCTGGCAGGCTTTCCTGTGTCCGCTGTGCGTGAGACAGGCGACAAGGCCACTCGTGCTGACCCCTTCGCGGCCCAGGTGAACGCCGGGAACGTGCGCCTGGTTCGCGGCGACTGGAACCGCGCCTTTGTGGAGGAGCTGCGCCAGTTCACCGGACGTGAGGGAGGTACAGATGACCAAGTGGACGCCGCCTCGGGAGCCTTCAACGAGCTGTCCAAGGTGATCCGATACGGCGCTGTGTAGCCCTTTGGAGTGCGCTGTGTAGGTGCCTCGAAAAAAACTTAAAAATATTTTTTTAAAACCACCCGGTTTTTGCCCCTCTCATGACGGTTTATTATGTGAGCTGGTGGAATCCGAAAACCTGGTCGTCTCCTGGGAAGGCAGAGAAGCGCAATGCTCCTCTGCCCTCTTCCACGGGCGCAGGCAACCCACGCGGCACCAACTACTCCACACAGATCGTCTTTCCGGGCACCCATCGCAACTACACGGCGCGGGCTGGCAAGCTCTACAACTCCTCCATTGTTGCCGCCGCCCTGGGCTGGATGGGCAGCAATGCGCCCCAAGCGCCCCTGGTGGCCTATCGCACCCTGGAGGGCGAAGACAAGCCCCGGCGCACTCCCCACCCCATAGACCAGCTCCTGGCCAAGCCCAACCGCTACTACTCCTACGCCGTCCTGATCGCCTCCACCCTGCTGTCTTTGGTCGTCTCTGGCAATGCCTACTGGTACATCGTGCGCGACAACGCAGGCGTGCCCAAAGAGCTGTGGTGGTGCGACCACACCCGCACGGAGCCAAGCTGGCCCGCAAACGCCACCAGTGACAACTGGGTGACGCACTACACCTTCCGCACCCCAAGCGGGCAGTTTGCCGAGCTGCCCTTCGAGGACGTGATTCACTTCCGAGAGGGTGCCTTAGACCCAGACAACCCCCGCAAGAGCCTCTCTCGCCTCGCCACTGCCCTGCGCCGCATCGCGCTGATGCACGACATCGAGAACTATGAGGCGGCGCTCCTAGCCAACATGGGTGTGGCGGGCCTCGTGTTCATGCCCAAGGACGGGAATGGTGGATCGCCGTCACCGGGCGAGCTGGAGGAGATCCGCGACACCCTCGACGACCGTATCAGTGGCGACAATCGCGGCATGAGCGTGGGACTCACCGCGCCCATGGACGTGATCGAGATTGGCAAGAGCCCCGAGGAGATGCTCCTGGACACCGCCAGCGACGCACCCGAAGCCACGATCTGCTCTCTCATTGGGATATCACCCATCACGCTGAACCTCAAAGTAGGGCTCAAGGAGAGCACCTACGACAACAAGCGCATTGCCAACACCGAGAGCTGGCAGAACGGCATTGTGCCACGCCTCAAGCTGATCGCCGCTGAGTGCACCGTGCAGCTCGTGCCGCTCTTTTCCGACGCCCCGAGCGGGCTTGTGATCCGCCCGGACTTCTCCGACGTGGAGGCGCTCCAGCCCGACAGAGCGGAGCTTTACAAATCGCTCAAGGAAGCCACAGGAGGCCCGTTCCTGATGATCGAGGAAGCCCGCGACATTGCCAGCCTAGACGCCCTGAGCCCTGAAGCCTTAGCCCGGCTGGAAGAGCTACGCGACAAGAGCAAGCCCGCCGCCACTCCCCCCACTGGAGACAACAACAATGCGTAAAGTACGAACCACTATCGCTCCCGAGTCTGGGACACCCGGAGCACAGCGTGAGGGACGCACCTACCCGCACGCGCTGCTCTTTCCCGGCTCCAACGCCACCTACCCCGCTGGCGCTCCCTGTCCCAGCACTGCCCAGGTGCCGGATGGTCTACGCTGCCACGACCTGGTGAGCGATGGCAAGGGTGGATGGACGGTGCGCTCATGATCTACGGACTTCGTAGCCGAATCCCGAACCGCGCCCAGGCTCGCGATCTTGGGCTGCCCATCGCCTACCGCAACGCAGGGGGCGCTCCTGCGCTTGTGCGTGCCGCCAACGAAGACGGGGGCGGCAATGCGGATGACAACAAGCTCTACGGCGTCCCTTGCCGCATGGGCTACCCCTATGAGATCGGATGGGGCGATATGGAAGTTGTCTTCCCCGGTGCCTTCACCGAGGCCATTCCTCTGTTCATGGCCAAGGGCACGATCCTGCGCGACCACACCTGGCGAGAGCTGCCCATTGCCTACCCCACACTGATGGAAGAGCGCGTGCAGGATGGCAAGTCCGTGCTCTATGCCGAGGCCACCTACCACGACCACCCTGCCGCCCAAGCCGCACGCACCGTCGCCATGGATAGAACAGCCAATGGCCTCATGGTGGGGCTCTCCATTGGGTTCTTCCTCGAAGATGATGGCGCGATGTGGTTCAAGGACGGTCCGGCGCTCCTCGCGTTTGCCAAGTCCAACGGCTACGACCTTGGACTCTTCGACCAAAAGAAGATCAACAATACCGCCTCTTGGATTTTGGGAGTCACGAAGATTCGCAACCTGGCTGAGTACAGCCAGTGCTCCGTGCTCCAGGCCAACGACGAAGCCTACGCCACTGAGGCGAGGGCAGGCGAGAGCCCTGCTGACGATGTAGAGCGGCAACGCTCAGACGATGCGGAGGCAAAGCGCCTTCGTGATGCCCGACTGCGTGAGATCACGCTGAAGGCGACTATGGCACTGGCCCCATAGCCAGTTGTGCCGGGGGATGGCCCCTGGCGAGAGGAACCTATGAAAAAGAAACTACAAGAGGAACTCCAGCGGGTTATGGGCCAGCTCACAACCCTGCGGGCTGTGACTGATCCCACCGAGGAGCAGAACACCGAGATTGATACCCTGGCCGAGCAGGCGATTGAGCTGACCGGCAAGATCACCGAGGCCGAAGAGCGTGAAGCACGCCTTGATGCACTGGAAGCGAACCTGAAGCGCTCCGCCAACCCCCTGCCTGCGGGTGGTCCAGCGCCTCTGCCGGGAGAGACTCCTGCTGCCCAGCGCAGCATCATCATCCCTGCCACTGCCAAGCGCAAGGCTCCGGCGCAGTTTGAGAGCGCCGAGCAAGCCTTTGCCTTTGGCCAGTTCTGCCGCGCCGCCATTGGTGGCAACCAGAAGGCACGCCAGTGGTGCAACGATCACGGAATCGCGGTGCGCACCCAGATCGAGGGTGACAACACCAAGGGTGGCTACTTGGTTCCTGCGGAGTTCGGAGCCATCATTGACGCGCTCCAGGCGGAGTACGGCGTTCTGCGCCAGTTCGCCACCATCTCCGTGATGAGCAGCGACACCAAGGAGCACAACAAGCGCCCTATGTCTGCCGTCATGAAGCCCGCCCGTGAGCGGCGCGACAACAGCGGAGACAAAGACGCCGACTTTGGCAACATCGAGCTGGTGGCCAAGAAGTTCATGGACTTCTACGAGATGTCCAGCGAACTCGACGAGGACGCGGCCATTGACGTGGCCAATGAGCTCTCCATCGTGATTGCCTCCAGCGCCTCGCTCACGGAAGATCTCTGTGGGTTCATGGGCGATGGCACCAACGCTACCTACAACGGGATTGTGGGCGTGTTTAGTGCGCTCAACAACGTGGCCAGCAATGTGGGCGTGCTGACGGCAACGGGTGCGACCACCTACGCCGCGATCACGGAGGCGCACCTCCTCAAGATGAAGGCTACGCTCCCGAGCGCTGCTGAGATGAATGGAGACGTCGCGTGGTACTGCACGTCCAAGGCTCTCACGGAGGTCTTTGAGCGCCTCGCACTGGCCAAGGGTGGTGTGACGGCGGCGGAGATCATCGCAGGAGCGGCTCCCCGGTTCCTAGGCAAGCCCATCCGCGTGGTGGAGGCCATCACCAACAACGAGACCAGCGGTGGAAACGCGCTGATCTACGGCTCGCTCCGCAAGGGTGTCGTGCTGGGAGATCGCCGCGCTCTGACCATCCGCAGTAGCGAAGAGGCGGGCTTCCGCACGGACACTACCCAGCTTCGCGTGACCTGCCGCTTCGATGTTGTTGTCCACGAGCCAGGCACCGCGTCTGCGGCGGGTGCTCTCGTTGGGCTGAAGTTCGCCTAATTGTAAGTATTGGCCCTCCCCCGCTTTGGGGGAGGGTCGGAGAATCTGAAATGAAACAAGCACAAACATTTAAGGTCGCGGCGATCACGCCTCCGGGTGCGATCCTCGACAACACCAGCGCCACCACCAAAGTGGTGGACACCATTGGCTTTGACTACGCAGTTGTCCTGGTGCACCTGGGAGCCACGGACATCGCCATGACTGCCCTCAAGCTCCAGCACTCGGACGTTAAGGCCAGCGATACAGCGCTCACCAGTGGCGTGGACATCACCGGGGCCGACTTCTCTGCCGCGCTCCCCTCCGACACGGCAGATGATGGCTTCTACGCCATCTACGTGGATCTGAAGGGCTTGGGTCGCTACCTTGATCTTGTTGCCACCATCGGCAATGGTTCGGCGGGAACGTACTTCACGGCGTGTGCTCTCCTCTTTGAGGGCAGCATCACCCCGAGCACGGCGGCGGCCCGTGGGCTAGTGGCGCAACTGATCGCCTAGCCTGAGCCGAAGGATTGATCCTTCGCACGGAGCACCTGAGAGACTACCATGAGCGAGTGGCCGACAAACACAGAACTGAGCGACGCACTAGAGGCGGCGGGAATCCCCGTCCCTGCCTCTGGCGTCCTCGCGTCGTCACTCGCTCTGGCAGTCAGCGCCTTTGAAGATGCCACAGGCTGGTATCCGTTCGCGGCGACAGAGGATGCCACGGCTCAGGAGTCAGCCCTCTCGCTCCCCTCGCGCTCCCTGGTCTCGGTCGTGGGGTTCGGCGGGGGACTGCTCACCAGCACTGCGCCCACGATCTCACTCAACGACACCGACCTGGTGGCAGGGACAGACTACACGCTCTGCCCGCCCGAGGCACCGCGCAAAGGGACGCCCTACACCTACCTGAAGCTCAGGTACAAGAAGGTGAGCGACCTAGACACCCTAAGCGCTTCGGGTATCTGGGGCTACTGCGCCCATGACGCTGTTCCCGAGCTCGCCCGTGCGGCTGTCCTGGCCTACGCCGCCATGGAGATCGCCGCGCCCAGCATCCAGAGCGGCACCGCCACCACAGGCAAACAGCGCATCGACCAAGGGACGGTCACGATCCAATACGGCTCCACTATTGAGGAGCGACAGGCTGCTGTGCGGTCTTGGCAGGCAAGCTGGGACATGGCAGTGGGCCACTACAGAAAGCAAAAGGTGTACTGATGCCAGCACCCTATGACGATGAACTTGATTT